GATTCTAGCTAATAAACTATCTACTGCCCGAGAGATACTTGCCCGTGTTCAGAGAGCGTTCGAATATCTCCCGAAATGGTTACAACAGGGTGTGGTCGTGTGGAATAAAACAAATGTAGAGTTTGAGAACGGTAGTCAGATAATCGCTTCTTCCACTGCTTCCTCTGCAATTCGTGGTTACTCTATCAACTTTCTATATCTTGATGAATTTGCATTTGTACCTCGTAATATACAAGATGACTTCTTCACTTCAGTTTATCCTACTATTATATCTGGTACAAATACAAAAGTTGTTATTACTTCTACACCAAACGGTTTTGATTTGTTTTATAAAATATGGATTAATAGTGTAGAAGGAAGAAATGAATATGCAAACTTTGGAGTTAACTGGTGGGATGTTCCAGGTAGGGATGAAGAGTGGAAAGAAAAAACCATTGCAAACACCAGCGAAGATCAGTTCCGTCAGGAATTTGAAGCTGAGTTTCTTGGTTCCGCTAACACTCTTATCTCGCCAAATATATTACGTTCTATAGCATTCACTACTCCAATATCAACACATTACGAGGGTAGTTTAAGTATATACAAAGAGCCAGTAAAAGATGGTGTGTATTTCTGCGTTGTAGATACGGCTCGAGGTGTTGGTATTGATGCTTCTGCTTTTGTTGTTATTGACGTTGCATCTGTACCATATGAGGTCGTTGCTTGTTATAAAAACAATATTATCGACCCATTAATATACCCAGAAGTTATTCATAATGTGGTTAAAAATTATAATGAAGCATATACACTAGTTGAAATCAATGATAACGGTCAGCAAATAGCTGATATACTACACCATGATTATGAATATGATAATATTGTATTTACATCGGTCAAAGGTAGAGCAGGTCAGGTTATTGGTGGTGGATTCTCTTCTTCAGTTCAACGTGGCGTAAGAACAACTAAACAGGTCAAACGTATTGGTTGCTCTAATGCTAAGACGATGATTGAGAAGGACAAGATTAAACTACACGATTTTAATCTCATTAATGAATTGTCTACATTTATTCAAAAGGGAACATCATACGAAGCTGATATTGGTTCCCATGATGATTTGATAATGTGTATTGTGTTATTTGCATGGGCAACGAACCAAGAATTCTTTAAAGACTTAACTGACACCGACTTTAGAAAAAAACTTATGGAAGACAGAGATAGAATGATCAATGATGATGTTCTTCCATTTGGCTTTATAGATGATGGAAGTGATATCGAAGAAATAATAAATAAAGGGAGCCAAGAGTTTTGGAATGGAGCTGATTTTTCAAACAAATGGTGACTCCTGACTAAATCTATATTTTTATAAATAATAATGAAAATTAAATAGATAGAATAACTCTATAAAGTAGGAGAATAAACAATGCCTTTTCAAGTATCACCAGGTGTTAATGTTTCTGAAATCGATCTTACTACAGTTATCCCTGCAGTATCAACGACTGATGGTGCTATTGCTGGTCGTTTCAACTGGGGTCCAGCTGATAAACGAGTATTGATTAATTCAGAAGACACATTAACCGCACAATTTCAAAAGCCAGATAGTGACAACTATCAAGAATGGTTTACTGCTGCAAACTTCCTTGCTTATGGCAATTCGCTGTATGTTTCCCGTGTTTTAAACGGCGCTAACAATGCAACTGCTAATGCAAACACAAGCATTCTTATTAAAAACGACGACGATTATGAAAATAACTATGCATCAGGCGTTGCTGGAGCAGGCGATTGGGTTGGAAAATATCCAGGAGCAATTGCTAACTCGCTTGAAGTTTCTGTTTGCCAAAGTTCAGTTGCATGGGAATCAACTCTTTCGTCTGCTAACCTTGTATTTACACCTGCTTCAACAAGTGTTCTTACAAAGGGTGCAAACACATCAGTTGATCTTACATCTGGTGCAGATATTGACCTTTCAACTACTATTTCTGTTGGTGACGTTTTATTCCTACAGACAACGGACATTAATCTTGGTGATGGTATTAAAGTAGCAGCTGCTAACAGTACTGTTATTACTCTTGCAACTGCACCAACTGCTGAAGAGCTTGGTACGACAGGTACTACAAAAGTAAAATCTGCTGCTGTTAAAAGACGTTGGGAATACTTCAACTTCTTTGATGCTGCTCCAGGAACATCTACATACGCTACTCGTGCAGGTGGTTCGGGCGATGAACTTCATATTGCTATTGTTGATGAAGACGGTGATATCACTGGTGTTCGTGGTCAGGTAGTTGAGCGTTTCTCAAATCTATCTCGTGCCCGCGATGCAATGTCAGATGATGGAACATCTATCTATTATAAGGAAGTTATTAACCAACGTTCACAATGGCTTTGGTGGGCTTCTCATGTAGATAATATGACTGGTGCAGGCGGTACTGCTTCTCAGACATATACAAACTCAAACGATCTACCAACATCTACCTCGATGGCTGGTGGTTCAAATGGTGCTGCTCCAACAAACGCACAACTTATTAATGGTTATGATTACTTTAGTTCTGCAGAAGACGTTGATGTATCACTTATCCTTGGTGCTGATTCTAANCAAACTCTTGCAGTTCATATTATTAATAATATCTGCGAGACTCGTAAAGACTGTATTGTCTGCTTGTCACCAGAAGCTGGCGACGTTGTAAACAATAGTTCTTATGCTGGTAAAGAAGCAGAAGATACTATTGCTTTCCGCAATACACTTCCTTCAAGCTCATACGCTGTAATGGATTCTTGCTGGAAGTATCAGTATGACAAGTATAATGATGTATATCGTTATGTTCCAATGAATGGCGATACTGCTGGTCTTATGGTTCGTACAGATACAAACCGTGATCCATGGTTCTCACCTGCTGGCTTTAACCGTGGTAATGTAAAAAATGTTATTAAACTTTCAGTTAATCCTAAGAAAGCAGAACGCGATTTGCTTTACAAAGCAGGTATTAACCCAGTAGTTACATTCCCAGGTCAGGGAACAGTACTATTTGGCGATAAGACTTTACTTGCTAAACCAAGTGCATTTGATCGTATCAATGTTCGTCGACTCTTTATTGTTCTTGAGAAAGCAATTTCTACTGCTTCTAAGTTTACATTGTTCGAGTTCAACGATGCCTTTACTCGCTCACAGTTCCGCAACCTCGTTGAACCATTCCTTCGGGACGTTCAAGGTCGTCGTGGTATCTTTGACTTCCGTGTAGTTTGTGATGAAACGAACAATACTGGCGAAGTCATTGACCGAAATGAGTTCATTGGTGATATTTACATTAAGCCAGCTCGTTCAATTAACTTTATTCAACTTAACTTCGTTGCAGTTCGCACTGGTGTTGATTTTGAAGAAGTTGTTGGTCAGTTCTAATATAAATAAAAGAAAGAACCCAGGAGAAACAATATGGCTTTTAGTGTAACAGAATTCCAAGGACAGATGCAGTATGGTGGCGCTCGACCATCGCTGTTTGAAGTCAATATTTCTAACCCATTCAACGCATCTGCTGATGATAAAATTAGATTTATGTGTCGAACAGCTCAAATTCCAGCATCAACTGTTGGAGTTGTTCCTGTACAATACTTCGGTCGCCCAGTAAAGTTTGCAGGCAACCGTATATTTGATCCATGGTCAGTAACAATTATCAACGATGAAGACTTTGCTGTTCGTAGTACTCTTGAAGAGTGGCATCAAAATATCAACAGCGTACAAGGCAATGTTCGCCTTGCTGGTGCGGGACCAGAAGCATATAAGTCACAGGGTTCCGTAATTCATTATGGCAAACAAGGCAATATTCTTCGTGAATATAAATTTGTTAACTTGTTCCCATCGCAGATTTCAGCTATTGAGCTTGATTGGGCAAACGAAGGCATTGAAGAATTCCAAGTAACGTGGGAGTATGATTACTTCACAATTGACAATGCAAGCGAGTTTGGAATCGCTATTAATACATAAGATATTTTGTATTTTTATTGACAGTAGGGGAGCTTCTATTTCTGAGGTTCCCCTATTTTCTTTTTTCAGTTCTTATAAATAATAAGAGATAAAACTTACAGTATGGGAATTAAAAAAAATGGCTGAACTTTTTGGCTTCACCATCGCCCGAAAAAAACAAGACGATCAACAAGAAAACCTTCCTTCAATTGTTTCACCAACGCAAGATGATGGCGCAGTTGAAATTGCTCCTGGTGGAGCATATGGAACATATGTTGATCTTGAGGGCAAAGCAAAAAATGAAGGCGAGCTTGTAACTAAGTATCGTCAAATGGTTCAACAACCTGAGTGTGATTCTGCAGTTCAAGATGTTGTCAATGAAGCAATTGTTGTTACTGAAGACGCTGGTCCAGTAAGTATTGTTCTTGACAACCTCGATTATCCTGACTCTATTAAAAAGAAAATAACAGAAGAATTTCAATCAGTATTAAAAATGCTCGACTTCAATAACACTGCTTATGATACATTCCGTAAATGGTATGTTGATGGTCGTTTGTATTATCATATTGTCATCGATGAGAAAAATCCACGTCAAGGTATTAAAGACCTACGTTATATTGATCCTCGCAAGATTCGTAAAATTCGCGAGCCTATTAAGGAAAAAGATAAAAGAACTGGTGTTACGATTTACAAAGGTATGAATGAATACTATATGTACAATCAAGGCGGCTTGACAAGTGCAAACCAAACACAAGGTGTTAAGATAGCAAAAGATTCCATTGCTTACTGTCATTCTGGTTTACTTGATGAACGCAATAGTATGGTATATTCATATCTTCACAAAGCATTAAAACCACTCAATCAGTTGCGGATGCTTGAAGATGCGGTTGTCATTTACCGTCTTGCCCGTGCGCCTGAGCGTAGAGTATTTTATATTGACGTTGGTAACTTGCCTAAGATGAAAGCAGAGCAGTATATGCGTGACATGATGGTCAAGCATAAAAACAAACTGATCTATGATGCATCTACAGGTGAAGTAAGAGATGATCGTAAATTTATGACAATGCTTGAAGACTTCTGGCTTCCTCGTCGTGAAGGTGGTCGTGGTACTGAAATCACAACACTTCCAGGCGGTCAAAGTCTTGGCGAAATGGATGATGTTGATTATTTCCGTCGCAAACTTTATAAGTCATTAAATGTTCCTGTGACTCGTATGGAAGCTGAAGGCAATTTTAATCTTGGACGGTCATCTGAAATAACAAGGGATGAAGTCAAGTTTAATAAATTTATAATGCGTTTACGGACACGATTCTCAATATTATTTGATGAGATTCTTGAAATCCAACTAGCATTGAAGGGTGTTATTACTCGTGCTGAATGGAAAGAAATGAAACAAGATATTCATTTTGATTATCAAGAAGACAATCATTTCACCGAACTTAAAGATACTGAGATTATGCAAGGTAGATTACAAATACTTGGTGAGATTGATGGCTATGTTGGTAGATATTTTTCTGGCGATTGGGTTCGTAAAAATGTTCTTCGTATGACTGAAGAAGATATTAAAAACGAGCAGAAACAGATTGACAAAGAAGAAAGTGATGATCCTGATGCAGAAGAAAAAGAAACACCAAGACCAATAGCACAGACAGAAGCGTTTGAACCTCCCGAGGAAATTTCTGCAGAAGAAAAAGAACTTGTGGAAAGAATGACTCAATATTTAGATGTTGCTTTAGAAAAGGATTAATGATGTCGGAAATACGTGATGCCAAAATTCTTGCGGCAGCAATTAAATATACAGAGAAAAAGATTGCTAATCTGAAAGAAGATCTGAAAGAAGATCTGAAAGAAGAGTTAGTATTACCTATACCTACTCTCCTCGAAGGTCCACGAGGCTATGTGGGCGAAAAGGGTGATAAAGGAGAAAGAGGCGAACCAGGTGATCCTGGAAAAGTTGTCGTTGTTGAATCTCATGGTCCAATTGGACCAAAAGGTGAAACTGGTTCTACTGGTCTTTCAATCAAAGAAGCCACAATTGCAGACGGTAAACTTCACTTAATTCGTGAAGACGATCAAATTTTCACTGCAGGTAATGTTGTTGGTCCTCGTGGCGGGCAAGGTGCGCCTGGTGTACAAGGCAAACGTGGTGATAAAGGCGAACAAGGATTACTCGGAGAGCAAGGACCAATTGGTCCACAAGGTTTGATTGGTCCAAAAGGTGATAAAGGCGACAAGGGAGATAAAGGCGACCAAGGACCAAAAGGTTTTGTTGGTGTACAAGGTGATGTTGGACCGCAAGGACCAAAAGGCGATATAGGCAATACAGGTGCCAACGGTGCCGACGGTGCCGACGGTGCACGAGGCGCTATTGGTCCAAAAGGTGATAAAGGCGATCAAGGACCAATTGGTCCACAAGGATCAGATGGAATCGCTGGACCTCAAGGACCATCAGGTCGAGACGGTACTGAAGTAGATGTATCTGCAATAAAGAAAACAATTGAAGAGGATCTTACTGGATTTCGAAATCAAATAAGTTCCCAAGTATCTAGACTTGCTATGAGTGGCGGTGGTGGTAGTAGCGGCGGTGGTGAGGTTTGGTTACATCGTCTTAATGATGTTGATTATAATTCAGTAAAAACTCCATCAAACGGACAGGCACTTATCTATAGTACTTCCAAAGGCAAATGGGAAGCAGGTAGTGCAGGTGGCGGTGGCGGTGGCGGTGGTTCTGCTCTCACTATTAAAGAAGAAGGCGTATCAATTGGTACCACAATAAGTGAAATTAATTTTATTGGATCAACTGTAACTGCTTCTGGCGATTCTACAACTATAACAGTTAACTCAAACCCAGACGCTACGTTTATTGCTAATACTGTTGCTCGCGGTCTCTTTTCAACAAAAGCGGAATCTGCAGCAAATACATATGTCAATGTACTATTATCCAACACTAATTCATACATTGCAACAGTAGATGCACAAAGAGCACTTGATCTTTCAAATACCAATTCATATATTGCAACTAGAGCAAGTGAAGCTAATTCACTATTAAGACTGTCAAACACCAATGCGTACATTGCAACTAGAGCAAGTGAAGCTAATTCACTATTAAGATTATCCAACACTAATTCATACATTGCAACGGTGAATGGTAGTATTGCAGCAAAAGCAAGTGAAGCTAATTCACTGTTAAGACTGTCAAACACTAACGCTTATATTGCAACAGTAGATGCTAATGCTGCGGCAAACACCTATGTCAATATATTATTATCCAACACCAATGCGTACATTGCAACTAGAGCAAGTGAAGCCAATTCATTATTAAGATTATCCAACACTAACGCATATATTGCAACTAGGGCGAGTGAAGCTAATTCACTGTTAAGACTGTCAAACACCAATGCGTACATTGCAACAAAAGCCAGTCAGGCTAGTGCTGCAGCAAATACATATGTTAATATACTATTGTCTAACACAAATGCTAGTATTGCAACTAAAGCAAGTGAAGCCAATTCATTATTAAGATTATCTAACACTAACTCATATATTGCAACAGTAGATGCACAAAGAGCACTTGACCTTTCAAATACTAATTCATATATTGCATCTGTTGGCGGTAGCGATATTACTGTTCAAGATGAAGGTTCATCACTATCGACAGCGGCAACGACATTGAATTTTGTTGGGTCAGGAGTTGCGGCAACAGGTACGGGAGCGACTAAGACTATCACCATAGCAGGTGGTAGTAGCGGTATTGGCGCATCTGGATACGTATCAAGTCTCTTATGGGGTTAAATTTTTATATTAAATAGTTAAGGAAACAATAAAATGTCTGCACCAAACCTAGCAAGTATAACTACTATTACTGCAAAAACAGGATTGACGGCTCTTAGTGGTACAAGCGCAACAACATTACTAAGCAATGCTGCATCTAGCGGTAAAGTTTTTAAACTATCGTCATTATATGTTTGTAACGTTGATGGCACAAACAACGCTGATATTACTATTAAAGTACATTCAGCGGCTGCTGGCGGTGGCACAGGCTATGCTATTGCATCAACGATTGTTGTTCCAGCAGATGGCTCAGCAGTTGTCATTGATAAAAACTCACCAGTTTATCTTGAAGAAGATAAGTCGCTTGTTGCAACAGCCAGTGCTGGTGGCGACCTTGAGTGTGTTTTAAGTTACGAAGAACTTTCATAAAATGGCTATATATAGTTTAAACGGGGAATATCCTCAAGCATTACCGGAAAGAATTCGTCTAAGCAATGGCCAAACGAGATCAGATAGTAGTACATTTACTGCCGAAGAAATTGCTGATGCTGGATATGTTGCTGTGGTTAAACCATCATATGATAGAACAACGCATACACTAAACTGGGATGGCACAGACTTTACATTAAGACTTTATAACGATGCTGAAATTGCTGCTGAATGGGTAGGAATTAGAGCTAGTCGTGATCGAATTTTAAATCAAATTGATACAATGTATGGAGTTACTGTTGATGTTGATACCTATAAATCTGCAGAAACCACTGCTGAATTATCTGACGATCAAAAAGCAGCAAAACAAGCACTAAGAGATATAACGAACCAAGATAACCCATTTGACATATCTTGGCCAATATTTGAGGATAATGCATAATGCCTAGAGTAATTGGATATGATCCTGTAGACCTAGGATTTGGTGGAATTATTAATTATGCTGGTATAGATAATAATGTAGTTTTAGATGATGTTAAAGATGGTGATTATCCAACGGTCGTGGCTGGGGATCCTCATTTTGCTAATGTTAGTTTATTACTAGATGGCGATGATTTTACAGATCATGGTCCTATAGGAAATACAGTAACAGAGAACGGGTCTGTTCCATTCGTTACTGGTAAATTTGATAATGCTTACAGCTTCGTTGGCAGTACTAGCAATATTATTTCATCTCCGGATTCGACAGCGTATGATTTAGCAGGAACCGATTGGACACTTGAATGTTGGGTCAACTTCAATAATGTAAATCAATGGCAAGTTTTATTCGGACACGGGGGGCGGGGGAGTAACACCAATGGTTGGTTGGTTGATTACACTAGTTCTAACCTAAGATTTTTCTGGAAACCTGTCAGCATTGGCCAAAGAACAGATTATGTAGTTAGCTGGTCACCAAGCACATCACAGTGGTATCATGTAGCTATAACACGGGAAAGCGGAGTCGTTTATATGTTTGTTGATGGTGCTCTATTAAAAACACACTCTCAATCAACTAACGATGTTTCTAATTCAGCAAATGACCTAGTTGTTGGTCGTAGGCAAGATACCCTTAGACCACTAAACGCTAAAATTGAACAAGTACGAATTACAAAAGGTGTAGCTAGATATACGGCTGCATTTGATGTACCGACAACAGCGTTCCCAAAAATCTAACAATAATTATAGTTTTTAAATATTATAAATAATATATTTTTGATGGAGACTAACAAAAAATGCCTAAAGTAATTGGATACGATCCTGTAGACCTAGGGTATGGAGGAATGATTAATTATTCTAGTTCAGATAATAATAAAGTTTTAGATGATGTTAAAGATGGTGATTATCCAACGCTAGTAATAACCGATCCAAACTGGAATGATACTATTTTATCGTTGAATTTTGATGATAACATTACCGACCTGACAGGCACGTTTAGCACATACTCATTGACTGGTTCTTATAACGCTGATGCAAAATTTGGCACAAAAAGTTTACGCACTAATAATAATGGTGGTCTTATAAACACATCTGAAAATGCTGCTTTGTCTTGGGGTACAAGTGATTTCACTATCGAATGGTGGTATAAACACTCAACATGGACAAGCAGTAACGCATATTTTTTTCATGGTAGAATTAATAATGGTGACAACTTCATTATGTATGTTGACGCAAGTGGTAATCTAAATATATATGATCCCCAGACTGGCGGTGTCGGGATTTACACCATCGGAGTAGCAAATACACTCCTTACTGCTGGGACTTGGCAGCACATGGCTGTAGTCAAGACATCAAACGTATTAAAAGTATTTATTGATGGCAGTCAAGTAGGTACAGATCAAGCACAGACTGAAAATTTTACCCTCACACGAATGGGTGTTGGTAGTTATGGTGGTGGAGCTACTTGGATATCTACTGGTTTAATCGATAGTTTCCGTATTACGACGATGGCTCGTTACACTGCTAATTTCACTCCACCTATAGCAGAGTTCCCAACAAGCTAACAATAATTATAGTTTTCAAATATTATAAATAATAAAGTAAATACTTAAATGGAGGTCGTTTTGACAGATCAAGTTAGAGATGCTATTATCGCTTTACAGGGTGGTAATTCAAGTGAGTTCAAATCAACTATTGACGCTAGTTTAATGGCTCGGGCAATGGATGCTATTGAAGTGCAAAAGGTTGCGGTTGGTCAAAATTTTTTTGGAGAGCCAGAACAAAAATCTGAAATCGACTTAGAACCAGAGGAATCATCAGATGAAGAAATTTAAAGATCTGTTCGAAGAAATAGCTGCTGACCAAACACCACCAAAAGGTCAGAAGAAGCCAGATAAATACTTGAAGCCTGTATCAAAAGGCGAACAAGAATTTGCTGATAAACATAAAGTAGATAAAACAGATTATCCTCTCGGAAACGATGAGATTTATACTGGTGATCATAAAGGTCCAAAAGAAGATCCTAATCACGTAGGTGGTAAAGACCATAAAAAAGGTGAGCCAATTCTAAAGACGTATAAGTCTATGACTGGTGGAAAATCTTCAAAGCGTTCTGCCGATAAGTCACAAGGTGATATGAAAGCAGTAATGCAGGGTTCTTCTAAAGTTACTGAATCAGTTGAACTTGATGAAGCATTCAATGCTGGTACTCTCAAACTGAAATCTGGCGAAATGGTAAAGGTTGATGATGCTTCTGCAAAAGCTCTCAATACTGCTATTGGTCAACTCAGTGGTGCAAATAAAAAGCGAATGGAAACCGAAGCAATGAAAGACAAGTCATCTTTCAATAGTATGGTCAAATTTGCTAAGTCTGCAATGTAAAGAAAAGAACAGACTATGGCACAAAAGATTACAGTAAATCAAAGTAAAGGCAGTCGAGGCGTTAGTACTCTAGTAGTTCGTGCTAATACAACTGGATTTATTTCTTTTACTGGTAATGCGCCAGAAAACTACGCAGCTAATACTGCTGGCGAAACAGTTTCTTCTTTGCATATTGCTGAAATTTATTGGTCTACGAGCAATGCAAACTATAGTTGGACCATTAGACGTGGTAACACAACAGTATTTAGATGTTATGGTCAAAGGGATATTTAAATTTTGCTGACAAAGGGATGCGTTTAGAAACACCGACCGAAGCTCAAGCGAATGTTGTCTTCATCCAATCTGGTAATGTCGATTTAGTTATGAAATTACACAAATCAGGCGGGGCGTAAAGGAATAGACTATGGCACAAATTATTACAGTAAACCAAAGTAAAGGTAGTCGAGGCACTAGTTCTCTAGTAGTTCGTTCAGATGCAGCTGGATTTGTTTCTTTTACTGGTAATGCACCAGTAAACTATGCAGCTAATACTGCTGGCGAAACAGTTTCTTCGCTGTATATTGCTGAAATGTATTGGAGTACTAGCAACGCAAACTATTATTGGTATATTAGACGTGGCAACAATATTGTATTTAACTGCTATGGTCAAAATGGGTATGTTAATTTTATTGACAATGGATTGCGTTTAGAAGTACCAGCCCTAGCTCAAGCGAATCTTCAATTTAATATATCTGGCGCCGGTAACATAATCATAAAATGTCATAAGATAGGCGGGGCGTAAAGGAATAGAACATGGCAGTATATCAAACAGTAAATACAAGTAAAGGCAGTCTAGGTACAGGTAGTATAGTAGTTAACTCGACCCAAACTGGATTTTTGTCTACATCTGATAATGCGCCAAGTTATGCGCGCGCTAACACTGCAGGTGAAACAATTTCCTCAATGCATATTGCTGAGATTAAGTGGACAAATTTATACACATATGGATACT